CCAATGTTGTTTCAATGTAGATACATACAATAGATGAAACAAATAGATACGTGCGGTTTTAGCTCTGGCATAAAAAAATGGTAGGGTAGCGACCCAACCGAGATATTTTGGTAGACTTTTAAGTCGAGCAAGATTATTAATACTCCGGTAAGAAGCGGAGTAAAATTACTGTTGAGAATTAAATTCTACAATAAATGTAACAATTTGAGTACCGCATAGAGACGAGGCAGCAGTAGCTTCTCCATCAAAATATGCGAAGACACCTCCAATATTAGATGTAGAGTTAGTTAAAACAAAGTTATTACGAGGGCTACGCATATCATTAGTCCACGTCTTGGTCCAACCCTTTGTAGGGGATACAATAGACATAGTAGAAGATTCTACATACGAAGCATCGTCTGTAGGTGCAGTTGTTAATACTTTATTGGTGGACATAATACGCCAGCAATTACCTGTTGATGCAGGAAAGTCAGCTCCTTCCACGGCATTAACCATGGGAGCTGCAGGAACAAATGTAACCGTGATTTTCTTAACACGGTATGAAGTATACATAGCTACGAATTGTGACCATTCATTTTGGTCAACAACATCAGCAGTATTAATCTTTATAGCAGCATTGCCTGTAACAGTAGTAGTATACACGTCAATCAAACGACGCATATATACAGTCAACTGAGAAGAACCCGGGCGACTATAAGAAGGAGCAAACTGAGGGACAGGACGAGGTACACGACGCTTAGTAGCGGCTGCACGTGCTCGGGCAACTGAGGGTTGACCCGCTCGTTTCTTGTACATTGATGGCATGGCATATATATAAATAGATAAATTGTTTGCTTTAATAGAAATTAAATATTCACATACGTTCATCTTCAGGAATAATTTCTACACCAAAACGTGATGTTTGTACAGGAGGAACATGCAATTCAGTAAACTCAAAGACCTCGCATCGACGGAAAATGGCTTCATAAGTCTCTATATCAGGAAACACCTTCCTGATGGGATATTGAGACGTAATTATAATTTTTTTAGGACGAATAGGACGTAAACCAACACCCTTAGCCTCTATCGGAAAAGATGGTTGATCCATCCAAACCTTAAGATAATCCGCCATACTCTCTGCATGACGGGGAGAAATATCCTCAATAATAACATACTCCTCTTGGTCGTAATTACACCACCACTTAGTAGGAAGCTTATAATACGCATCAGGATAAGCTTGTTCGGCATACGTTGTTTTACCTGTTCCAGCAGGACCATGAAGCCATACACCAGAGGGCTCAGATAATTTATCTGGCTTAGCCGGTTTATAATATTCCTTCTGAATATCCTTATAAGTACGTAAATGTTTAGTACGCAACTCGGCATCAATCTCATCAATTCTACCAGCCTTAGCAAGCTCTATAGCAAGTTCATATTTACCCTTAGTAGCGATACCGCCTAAGAGATGAGGATCATCAGGTAAAGTTCCATACTCCAAAAAATCTTTATCTTTTTTGCAATAATCAGACGCTTGCTTATGGGAACCACGTGCAATTTCCCAATGGGCTGTAGCATGTAATTTCTTCATGCCGGTCAAATATTTCTTCTTCTTGAGAACAACATAACCTTGTAAATGAGGAGTACCAGTTTCAGGAGCTACCTCCTTACCATAGATGAGATAATCCGATTGCTCAAAAAGAGGATGCAGCTCAGACAATGAGGACGAAGCATCCAGCTCTGAATCATCATAATTATTGATGGTAAAACACCATTTGACGGCCTGAGGCCTCTTTGCTACTGAGTTAGACATGCTTTGATGATTGATGACACAGCCTGACAGGTAATACTTTACTGTCAGGTCGCTGTTTCTTTAATACAAATTCAGAAATAAAAAATGTAATACGTCCTGCCTTCCATGGTACGTCGGCCGGACGCTGTTACTGAATGGCTATGTTCATCCCCCCCCCGCCCCTCTGGGGAGCGAGAGGGTCGAAGGGTCTGAACATTACGCCCAATGTTGTTTCAATGTAGATACATACAATAGATGAAACAAATAGATACGTGCGGTTTTAGCTCTGGCATAAAAAAATGGTAGGGTAGCGACCCAACCGAGATATTTTGGTAGACTTTTA